CTTGCAAGTCAGTAGATGTGGTCCTGTATTGCGTTCAGCGATGTAAAGATCGCCACTTTCAATGTCGCCGCCTATCTCTAGGAGGTTGAACATATCAAGGATTTCTTGTCTTGTCATTACTTGATCCATTCTTGCGCTAGTTTTTGTACAAAATTGTTAGCCTCCAAATCAGTCAGATTCCACTTATCCCACATAAAACCCTTCAGTAAATTGCAGGCTTCTAATTTACGTCCGTCTAGCACTGATTCCAGCACCTCTAAAATTTGATCCTCTGTGATAAGTTCCTTAAGTGCGTTAGTTGTTTTCATGGTCTTGGTTTGACACTAAGGGCATGCACACCTTCTAGTGTAATTGACGTTAATAAGGTTACTCCTCCAAGGGGGTGCGGGGGACGCCCCGCTGTTCGTTCACAATCTCATAAATAGCCTTACCTACTCTATAAGCAGGAGACTCTACAGCATTTTCATACATACCCTGCCAATAAGCAACACTATGCTGTTTATCCCCCGCAACCTTCTTCCAATAAGAAGCAGTTTCATCTAAAGAAGCAACAGTAAGCCGTAAAGCATCAATCTCACCTCGCAACGCAACACAAACATCACTGTACGCCTTTATCTCCTTCTCCCTTGCATCAAGGATAGCCTTATATTTTTCCAACAATTGATCTGTATTCATAGCATTAAATTAGTTCAAACAACGAAAGGTTTAAACCTTGGTCTATTACCTCAAAGGTAAGGTCATTTACTAACTCTTTACCCCTATCTGTAAGACCGTACCAGTTTAGCTGTCTTGGTATGTTTTCACCATAGAAACAATCTTGGCATGGTTTAACAAACGAAGGAGTAGCCATTAACACAAACTTACCTCTGGCATGAAGAAAATGAATCCTTCGCCACGCTTCCAACAGCGGTAAATACTGGCTTTTGGTCAAACCATTGCGTTTAGCCCATGCGTTTATCGTTAAGTTCATAATAGCATTGTTTGATTTTTACAATTGGTTAAAATAACCCAATAGCCCGTTTTAAGATAGCACCAATATTTTAGTACAACTGTACTAAAGTACAGGTGGTAGGGGGTCGAATTGTTTTATACGACCGCAAACCCTTATGTATCAAGGCTTTCAGCCAAATCCCACCAATAGCGATGTCCTTCTTTGGTATCCATAAACTCGAAAGCATTCAACATAACAAAGAAAAGATTATCATCCTCCACAATATTATTCGCTCCCTGCTCCCTCCTTATCTCCTCAATACGCTCCTTCAAATCAGGCCGCGCCAAATAAAGATCATTTAACGTATTCATAGTTGATTCATTATTTTGTTGTGAATGTTGCCCAGCACATTACTATGCTTTGCTACTATTGTTTGCATTTCATCCCAGCCCCCAGTTACAGGAAGGGAGATATTTTCAATATAGTCTGCACTTACACCTATGTTAATAGCAAAGGCTAAGGCAATCGCCTCCTCCCTAGTGTCCACCTTGATTTCCAACACAAATGGCTTAAATCCGCCTTCTTTGATTGAGATTTCCATAGTTATTGCTTTTAAAAAATGTCACAAAACGGTCAAAAAATACCCCAAATATGCCAAATATCGCGGGGTTATACACCTAAACAGGTGTTTTTGCCATGTCACAAATTTAGATTTTTACGTCGTAAATTCCGTCGAGGAAATCCAAACTGTCTTTCTCTTCGTCGTAGTCTTCCTGAGCAAGAAACCAGTACACAATATCGTCCACCTCTTTATCAGCGGGGAAACTATACAGGTTCGCGCCGTAAGCATGCGAATGTAATACATATTGCTTTTCCATGTTGTTTTGTTTTAAAGGTTAAATATTTCCTCTGGTGTCCCTATAGCACACTACCGCAAGCGGAATCTATACAACATTAACAATCTGATACCCAAACGCCCGCAAACGATCCAGCCCAGGCTCCATATACAAAGAGCGGCCACCATTGGCAAACCGTGCGCCTATTGCCTCCGCTGCTTTTTCGGCTTGTTCATAGGTCAACAGCCCGTTAAGGTAGTCTTTAAGAATGGCCTTAGATTCCTCCGATTCCCCGCAGTTATCATAAAGCTCAATACCAGCGAACGTCATCCATGAAAGGCAAGCGGTTTCTTTGTCATACCCATACCCACCTGCTTTGGCCTCTTGAGGCTCTTCGCCGTACTCATGCAGCATAACCCACATAACTCCCGAATCGGAGTAATGAGAGATGCAACGACCTTTAACGATGCCGTCCTTAAGAATGACCGATGCGCTCAGTTGACGCATTGCTTTTGTGTCTTGGATTTTCATGGTAGTTGAATTTTAGCAAGTTCTTCAATTAATTCACTAAAAGATTCTTGATGGACGGTTATATATCTATTTGTCCCTTCAGGGTAGGAGACCTGTACACCCATGCTTTGCCATTCCTTTGCCTTATCGCACTCCCTGCCAAAGTACAAGGTCATTACATCCTTGCTCCTAAAAACCACAGGTTTTATATTAGAATCTTCATGGTTGAAACAAACTACGGCATAAGGGTGTCCCCATTCGAAGGCGGTTAAAGCTTTTATTATAGCCTCGGTAATATGGTACCAATCATCCACCTCAATTTCCTTTCCCTTTTGCCATACCCAAATGTGGTGACCATCTAATTTTTTGTGGTAGCACCTGTAGTTATTGGCGTACAGTTTTTGAAATGTATACCCCAATGCGCAAAGCTTGTTGAATTTCCCCGTGAATCGCATATTGAATCAAAGTTAAGTAAAAGAAATGAAACAACGTGTTAAAGTTTCTAATCCGCTTGCGGTAACAAAACGTTAAAGTTGTTCGTATAACTGCTTGCCCTCATCCGTTAACGTAGGCTTTTTCAGGAACAAAATTAACTCTACTTCTTCCCTACTCATTCTAACAGGCTTAAGGCACTCGAAATATGTCCTTTTGATCCAGTAAGCCCAACGGGTGCGGGTCCATTCTCAATATCGGTAAGCTTTTCAATCGCCTTTTGGCGGTCAAGGGTAACGAAAATGCCCTTACGGCCTGTATAACGGACAACAACATATATTTTCATGGTCTAATAATTTTGATAGTGAGGGATAATTGCGGGGCATAGAATAATAGATCCCCTCCAGCTTTCCACCATAGGTACAAAAACAATAGGTTTATGCTGCCCATCAAATACCATTGTATAGTATTCAAACAATTCTCCAAGAATCGCAACCAATTTAGGGTTAATACCAATTGCACCTACAGGGTTAACCTTCGTCGGAATGACCGCTTTTAGCTTTTCGTCTTCTATACCCGTATAAGGTTCAAGTTCCACCTGCCCGAAAGGCACCCGTATTACGTCCTCAAAATAAATCTCCTTTAGTTGACTAGCTACGTCAATAGGCATACTACCCTCAGGGCAAAGGCCGTCAAACAGTTGCTCAAACGGGCATTTGATTAACACAGGCCCATTGCATACAATAACCTCACCGTTGTGGAAGTGTATGTATTTCATCCAATCAGGTGTGTACTTATCCGCCGCTTTTACAAGCTTAACCAGTGTTTTAATAGTTTTGATATTGTTTTTCATGGTCTTTGATTTGAAAGGAGAGCGGTGGTCTAAACGTACTGGCCTGAGCATTCGGTTTAGGTTCGCCCTCCCTTAGTGTTAATATTCTGCGAAGGCTAGTCAAAAAAGTTTATCGTAAGCGTCGTAATAATCGTGACGGTGCAACAAATTCAGGCAGTTACCTATATAGGCTTCGCCGTAGAAAACGCCGTTCCAATTTTCCAACCATAATTCAACATCATTGTCACGGTACTCCTCATATACTTCGCTAAACGACTGGTTGTAATGTTCGTACCTTGTGCCGTCTGGCATTCTTGCGGTTATGATTTTCATTGTTCAAAGTTTTTAGCTCGTATTTGATCCCCAATTTCAATGGCCGCTGCAATGTCCCTGCAAATTACAGCCTCTTCTGCACGACCTGCAATCTGCCATATTTCAGCAGCTACAGACCACTGGCTTGCTTCTTCGGCTTTACGGGCGTATTTGTAGAGTGTATGCGGGTGGTGGATAGTGCGAAGATCAATATCCGCAGTTCCTCCGTTGATTTGGGGTACAGTTACAACCCCGTTGTTATATGTCCAGTTCATTGTTTATTTTTTATTCCTCTTCTTCCGCTTGAATAGCTTTTTGGCGGTCTGAAAGGATGTTATCAATAACAGGCCCAAGGTCAGTATACACCAACTTTTCAACGCTAAGGTAAAAGTTGAACGGAGTTTCAAGGTAGCCTAAATCAGATACCAAACCTACAGGCCAATTCCAGGGTCCACCCGTGTTGCTTAAACGGTCTTTTTGTAGGCGATGGCGGTTTAATGGGAATCTGGATTCCAGCATCTCCAGTTCCTTATTACCCCTATCGTTAGCCGCATCACGGGTGTCAAATACCCCCAAAGTTACTTTTTTGGACGTGTAACCGTCCGCTCCGTTATAACGGAACTCGATTTGAACTAAATACTGTTCCATGCGTTATTACACTAGAGGTGAAGAAATCTAATTAGCCATTAGCCACAAATCACCGTCCTCAACCAACCGACACAATACCCCGTCAATCGTTATTTCAGCGTTGCGTACAATGTAACCCCAAGATTTCCAATAAAATTCGTTATCAGGCCCCTCTAAAAGGTCGGTGTAGTCGGTCGCAAAAAGGTGCGAGTAACGTTGCGCAAAGATCTTCGGGATATAGATCCCATGGCTTCCTTCTATCAACAGGATAGGTTCCATTGTTGTTGGATTTTGCGGAGGTGTTGATTCCAGCACCTCCAGACTATCGTTAGTTGCATCAGAGGTACTAGAGACCTCCAAATCATAGTTAGCCGCAAAGCATGCAGCTTTCATATAGGTGTCAAAGATAGCGTAAACAGTGCCACTAACAGGGCCATATACTTGATAGTTCATTTTGATAGGTTTTAAATTTGACTCCCGTCAACGTTATAACCCCTAACTTGACCATCTTTGGAGACGATAAAGGTTATCCATTGTTTAACATCGTCGACGTTGTACTGTTCGCGGGTATCAAACCCCCACAGGTTAAAGTAGTGTCTGAATTGATCTAAGACTGTCATGGTGTTAGATTTGTTGGGGATCGCTCCCTTAGTGTCATTTAATCGCTTTAACTTCCCTTTTCAGGGCCTTACGGCTCATTTCATAGTACGCAATACCGTTTTCCCTGCAATAGCGGTCTATATAAACATAATCCGTGCCTTCAGGGATAAACCCCCGTTTTACAAGCTCTTTCTTTACAACGGTCTTATAATGTTCACCGTAACCGTAGGTAAACGGAATGTTAAAACTGGATTCGGTAGGTTGGTTAAAATCGACCGTGACCTCACAGGCAAAATAGGTATTGCCGTTGATACGATCAAACCAATACAGATGGTTAACGTCAAGTGTTTTCATGGTTATTTGTTTACAAAGAGTTCATAACAATCTCCAAAATTGGAAGTAATTGCGTTGCTACCTTGTTCAGGCAAAAACCTGCCAATAGACAGATATTTGAAAGGTCCAATAGCCCTTACAAACTCAGCAAATAATTGATCTTCTTGTTCGGTGGTGTTGTCATTGTAGCCAAATTCTACAATAACAGCAGCCCAATCAGGTATAATATAAGTTTCCATCAGCTACAAATTGGATGGGTTAAGAAATACTGCGCAGTGAAAAGCATCACCAACGCAATGAAACAAAGTGTCAATGACACAACGGCAAACCAATCAAATCGGGTCATACGTAACGATTTGCGCGGTGAATACCACAAGTGGACCATTCGATAGAGCCATTTTCTTTCTCAATTGCCGCCCAAAGATCGGTGGAACGATTCAGGGAGCTGGAGTGTGACACCTTGGACGGCTTGCGCTTGCCTTGCACGTCTTTGAGGGTCCAACGCTGGCTTTCAGGCGGGTTAACGTCAACCGTTGTACGCTGGCTTGCGTAGGTCGTTTCTTGACCGATTTCGTTTTCGTAGGTAATTTTGAATTTCATGGTAGTTTGCTTTACACTGGAGGTGGTCCAGTTAATTTTAATAAATTTGCCGCCCAACAATTATACCGTCACCTTCCAGCCGTACAACGACTGCACTAAATGCGGCGTCATGCAGTCCCCCGTGAAAATACAGGTCGTCGATGCGGGTAAATTGGTCGATGTGGTACGGTGTACCAAGATAGCGAAAAAATCCGTCTTCGCGGTCTTCCAGCCAATCAAAATTGGACTGTTCAGCGGTAGACAGGTCGCCAAAGTCGATAAAGGGTCTAACGCGGTTGTTGCAAATAGTTTTCATGGTAGTTAATTTTATGAACCAATCTAGGTTGCGAACCTGTAGGACGTGTGCTAATCGCCACACATTACGACGGAATAGAGCCGTCAACCATTGGTTAGATGTAAGCCGTTGCCAGTGGCTTGCGCCCGACTTACTAACGAGTTACGTACTGGCATTACGTCTTTTTCTTGCCGTTACACTTCTAACAGGTGGTGAAGTGTGTCCGAAACCACAAAGGGAGCAGCGGACGGCAACGGGACAAAACCCGATTTGAGCAGTTAAGGTACTGAAAAACCCCGCACTTTGTAAGAGCGCAGCAAGCATGTCAAAGAACGTTTCACGGCCAGTATATCCCCTCCCTACTTCGCCTAAGCTTTTCGGTACTTCTTACCCTGGCTAACCTTGTAACCCTTTGGAGGGTAGAAGCTCTTTCGCTTCTGATGACACAAAGATAAGGTAGGATTGTACAAAAAAGTGTTAAGGAAATGTTAACAAAACGTTAAAGTCGTGAAACGACTAATCCGACAAAGTCGGTAAAGTTTTTTAACACACTGACAGCCAGTTAATTACACTAGGTGGAGGGGCGAACATACTTACGCCATACACTGCAAGCGGTTACGGTGTCGGCTACGCCGTATATAATAACAACCCACACGTAACGTAAAACGTCCTGGCTTCGTTCTAAGCGTAGCAGGCTGGAAAAGGTTACAATGTACTAAGATAAGGTGAAGTGTCGGCAGAGGTCAACGGAAGAGGTCATAGAGGGAATGTAGGTAAGGTAAGGTAATGTTTAATAAGACCGTAAAAATGAATGGTTGGTCTTAGGGGCGGGGGAGGGTTTTCCCATTTTGGGACGATGGGTGGCGTTGTCTACGGTACCCTCCGAATACACAACTACCAAAGTAAAATGTAATAGCTACTGCTATGAAAATTTTTTATGTAAAATTTTTACCAATTCCTTGGACGAGACTTCAACTGCTCCAAGTGTTACTGCGAGTTTTCTTTTTGATAGACAAATGTCAAAGTGCTCTTTTCTGGTTCCTTGAAACTGCACCCACTTACGATCAACTCCTATTTGATCTGCCATTTCGATTAGCTCCTCACTAGTGTCAGCAATCATGTGACACATTTTCATTCTCCCGTAAGTGGCTTTAGGGTTGTCTACGTAGACCATAGAAGTTAAAATTAAAACGGCCTACTTGTTAGGTAAGCCGTCGTTAAATAATAGTCCTCCAGTGTCAGTGGTTTTAAGTTGTAGTTTTGTTTCACCAACCCATCAACATCACCACCTATGATTGTTTCTTTCATTGTTATGGTCTATTTCCACATTTCATTACGTAATCTCTAAACTTTTCCATTAGTTCTTCATAAGCACGACAAACATCAGCTAGGATTACCCTTGGGTCTGCCCCCATTGCTATTCGGTGCACAGCCGCATGATATACAGCAGAGTTGTTAGCTAAGTCTTGGTCTATTTTGTCACTGTTTAACAGTGCTTCGTATGCAGAAGGAACTAATGTGGTAAGTGCCCAATCTTCCCAGTCTTCGCAGTTCAGGAAAGCATCATGGTGTAATAATTTACCTGCCATCAGATAATCCTTCTTAACCAGCTCAAGTAGTTCTTTTACTTTCATTCCCATTCTACTTTTCCCTTTCCCTCACATATCAGGCATGTGATTTTTTTGTTAGTGTCTGCATCTATGTACCAGCCTCTTCCGTTACAAGTTCCGCAATTGACTAACAAATTTCTGATTGATTCTTTGTCTTCTTTTGTTAGTTTTTCAGATATGATTTTTTGCATCAGGTTTCCTATTTGTTCGTATGTGTATTTTAGTTGTTCCCATGAAGAATGCTTTAGTATTGTTTCTAGCATTTCTTTTGTTTGTTCTTTGTAGTGAACGACTAGCGGGGCGTCCCCCGCACCCCCTTTGAGGGAATGCTCCAATTGCTTCATGACTTTAACGTAAAGTAAAGACTTACCAAGATCAAAACAACGAACACAATCAAGGCAATGATGGCTTCGTTTTTGTTTCTTTTTGCGCTGTTGTACAGTGCAGGGTGTCTTGACACTCTGTTCGCGGTTTTGTTAAACGAACTGAATGCCCGTAAAACAAGTGCAAGTGAAAGTATAGTGCAAATGATAATTATTGCTTTCATAGTCCTTCTGCTTTATTTAAAATTTCCACAAGCTCCAAAGCCTTCTGTTCTGCATCAGTTCCATGAAACACACAAAACTCTTGTCCATTGCAGTCCAGCACGGCTCGTCTGGTCTTTCGACCTATCCTAAATGGTGCGAGTTCCTTAATCATCTATGGCCTTACTTAAAACTAAGGTTCCAACTATTGACGTGAATGCCCAACCCAGCATGTTTAAGGTTGAGTAAACAACTTTAACGTCTGCCAGTTTAGCTGGTCCCCAAATTACAAGCACCCAATAAAGAGCAGCAATTGCTGCAAAAATCAACAGTTTGATTGCCATTTTTAAATTTTTTCCTTGTATCTTCTAATCAGTTCACATAAAAGCATGTCGCCGTCGTTTACACTAGGAGGTACGCTCATTCTAAACGTACCAGTTTCGCAAGTCTCATGCACAACCTTTTCGCACTTCTCAATCAGTTCTTTGTCTGACATTTTCGCTTGCTTGTATTCAAAAGTCATATCTCAAAAAATAAGGTTATAAAAACGCCACAAGCGATGCTTAAATGGAAGAAACCTTGCAATACGCTTGTTTTGAAACGATTTTCCTTTCTTGTGGTACGCAATTTCAATGAACCAAAGATGAAGGCCAATCATAATGGCTCTTGTGCTGTTGTTACTGCTGTTCAAAAATGGAAACAGTTGAAGTACGGTGGACCTTCTCTTGCCGTAAGTTATCGCAAGCCAGTTCCAACCACACTTCTTAGACTGCCAGACTATTTTTCTAAACATTGTTCTAACCATTTAAACATTTCATCTGCAAAATCTACGTGACCTGTTAACAGCCTATCTGTAAGCTTACTAGCAATAATCTTCTGACTGCCAACAGGATTCGGGTACCAATCCATGTAAAATTTATGTCCGTTAGCTTCAAAGTAAATGAACAGCGCTGGACCATTATGTGCGTCTTTAGCAATGTAGGTCAGGTTGTGCTTCGCCGCGAAAGCGTCCATTTTAACTATCCTAGTGTCAATCATAGTCTTTCCATATCATTTAAACAACACACTTCTAACGGCACAGTCTTTGGCTTCCAACAGTTTCCTCAAAGCAGTTGTGCTTTCAGGGTTTTGAGGAAGTTCAGCAAGCTTTTGTGCAAGATCAGCAAATGGTTTCGACACCTCCTGCAAGTGCGGAGGTAGGTGGTCATAAACAAAAAATTGTAGCAGATACATTATTCTTCTTCTTTTTTGTCAGGTAATGGTTTCGTATCAGTGGTCATACCTTCATCAATGTTGATGATGTAGTACTCATCACGAGATTTATTGCCGTCCATATTAGCTATTTAAAAAGTCCCAAACAATTTGACAATTACGTGCTTTCGTGTAGCGTTTCTCGTTAGTGTCAAGCCCGAGCAGTTGACCGATACGAACAATGGTTGCTTCGTTTAGTCGGCTAAGGTCTTTCTTTGCTGTAAACACTTTCTTGAAGATTTCCTTTTCACCGTTGTCTTCCACAGGAAACGGGTACACTGAGGAGATGAACTCGATGTCCTTCGCAGAGATCACCTTATTGAACTCCGTATGAAATCCATCCAACGTCCAGTTCGCTGGTATCGCATACATCATAATCGACTCAGGATCTAACTCCGTGCCAATCACTTGGTCAGCCATAATTACTTCAAAACGAATCTCCTTACTTGGATTGTCGTGTATAACCACATGAAATTCTTCGTTTTTTAGTGCAATTATATGCAGCCACGAGTCATCTTCAATTTGCTTTGTAAGATATGACCTTTGCTGCCAATTGCTCATACCTCACCTCGTTTAAGTTTACCAATTGTTTCCTCTAGTGTCACATTGTTCTGACCACATCTCCACACGAATCTAATCAAATCATCAATGTCCATGTCAGCTATGTGGTTTAAACCTGTGTGATAGGCTTGCATTTCTTCCACTGTGGCCCAGTATGCTTGCTCCAGCTCAGTAAGGGGTTGTGAAGCTCCTACCAAGTAGTTAAACGCCTTGATTGTTTTTTTCATCTTTCTTGGCTTTACGTTCGTCTCTCACTTTCTTAGCTGCCGCTTTCATTTCTTTCTGCTTGTCCCTCTTCTCCTTCTGAGCTTGAGTGTTCGTCTGAACGTATTGACCGTTCACTACTTTCCCGTACTTTCCCATCGACTTCAACTTTAAATCCCCACTCTTCGTAGGTGTTAACTAAATCATCCAAATCCTTTTCCTCGACCATCTGCCAAAGCTCGTATGGTCCTTTTGCATGTAGCATCATTCTATCAAGTCTTCAATTATGATTCCGTAGTCGTGTAATAAACTGTTTATGGCTTCCCTGAACTCATAAAAAAGAGTTGGGTCTTCCTCTCGATGTTTGAACTGCCTCCACAAATTGTTTTGGATCTCAAACAACACGATAGCCATGTCAAGAGACTTGGCGCACCTTAGATGCGCCTTGTACTCTTCTGGAAGATCAAATGTTACCGTAGCGGTCATTCCAGTTTGCGATGTCTGCATCAGAAACCTGACGAAGGCGCTCCTCCACCGAATCAGCTAATTCAGGATTGGACCTGACGGATTGTTCACGCTCCTCAGACAGGAGGTAATTGCCAAAACTTACAAGATCAGTCATTGTAATTGTTTATGAAAGTGATTAATGTTGCAAAGCCTATTGCGATTCCCCACAGCAAAGTTACCATATTCTTACGACTTTTCCAAATTTAAGTTCACCGTCTACCCTGTAATATTCAAGTTCAACAGTGAAGCCTGCTGCTTCATGTAATTCCCCATCCACGAAGAACACTAGAGGAAGGTTTTCGTCAAGTAGTTGGTGTGTTGTCATGGTGCTCCAACATAGGTTATTTCGTATTCTTGCACCTCGTAACCACCTTCGAACGGTAGGAAAGGACGGTGTTTACGTAGCTCTTCCGTCAGTTCTCTGATTGCTTTTGTCAGCTCCTCCATAATTGTCTTTCAAGTTTAGCAATGTGTTGTACAATTTCCATGTATTCTTCTCGTGTCATAACCTCCAAGTCCAACTCATACATCACTGTATAAGGTCGTTCTTCTTCTCCAGGTTCGTAGTGCTCCAAAATGTACGAAGCGAACTTGTTAGCCATCTTGTCTTTTACAATTGCCTTGTAGTCAAGGTCAGGTATCGTAAGGAACTCATAAGTCACTTCTTCTTGTAGTCTATATCGCATGTACCTCAGATTTTAGCGTTTGATCCCTGTAAAACTTTTCCACAAATCTGGCAATTGCTTTGGCAAGAGCTTCCTCACATTCTTGCTGGTCATCAAATGGTGACAAACAGCTTCCAAGCCAAGCGTCAGTGTAATAACCCTCAATTCCTACCGTCAAATAAGTCCATGTAGTCCACCAAAGGAAATGACCTGTTGGTATTGAAGCATAACCCTTGTAAGTAGTTTCGCCAAGAGCGTTTGTGTTAGCCCTTATGTACTTTCTGATCTTTGATAACTCTATGTATTTCATTTGCCTTTCCTGGTTCGTGATGTATCTCTTGGTCTGGTTCGGGGTGAGTGGAAGACGGTTCGGGTTCGTTGTCCTCCCTGTCGTTCCAGTTAATCACAGTCAACGGTGTACGCAACCGAAGGATCACCTCCAGTCAGATAGTCGATCAAATCCTGAACGTCAGCCTCACTGTTCCCTTCAGTAGTTAGACACTGGAAGGATTGACCTTCCACGCACACCGTACAGGTGTTGACAGGTTTGCACCCAACAAGCAGCAATGCTGCAAAAGCAATGTATTTCATTTTTTAATATTTTTAATGTACTGATTACCAGCCTCTTTTGCTGCGGCGTTAGAGTCCCACACTGCTGCACTGGATGCTAGTTCATAAATCTTTCTTCCGATACGAATTACAACTTTGAACTTCCACTTCGAACCCACTTTAACAGTTCTCACTGAGATCGCTTCTTTACCCACGCTGGTTCTTTTTTTGGCTTAGTTTTTTCTGACTTTTTGTCAGTTTTGCACTTACACTTTGTCAGTATGGTTTGGCCTTTAGCGTTTTTTGCTGGCCTAAATCCTGTGTTTTTACATACATCACACATCGTCTTGGAGTCTCAAGTCCATCACCATGTCCTGATCTTTTGAATTTCCAGGTTGGTGCAGGACTTCATTGTAAAAATCTGGACCCTTGATCTTGTACATCTTGGTCCCCTTATCTGTTGTGTCTTCCTCGATCTCATACCCCTTCTCAGAGTAGCTGGTCAGTATATCTTTTAGCTTTTTAAACATCGTTTTCGTTTTTAGCCCCTCAGATCAATTCTAAGCGACTTTTTTTAAAAAGTGGTACTTGGAGTCATCTTTTGCATAAAGTGCCGTCAGATCTAAACAGAAGAAGTCCTAGAGGCTTTCATGCAAGATTTGTAGCGACGTTTTCAGCTTGACAGCGTTTTTTTGTGTTTTTTCGATCTTGTACCACACCCCCTTGATCTTGATCTCCTGATCTACGACTGCCTGATGAGGTATCTCGAACAACTTTGGCTCGTAAAGTCGTACATTCCAGCTATCACCACTTCTTACCCCTTGGTACGGTCCTATGTTCGTCGATGACACTAGGTGGTGGGAGACTGAAAGCTCTTTCAAAGACTTCCCTTTCAAAAAGTAGTGCATCTGACCAACGAAGAACCCTCCTCTCCAAAACCAACCGTAGTTTTCGTTGTAGACCTTCTTCAAGGTTCCTTCCTTGAAAACTGCCAGTTCGATCTCGTGGTCCCATTTGACCTTTCTGGTGACAATCTGGCGTCCAAGGTCAATCGTGATGTTGTTTGCGTCTATTTTCGCTGTCATTCGTGAATTTTGGTGCAAGTTAAGAACTTTTTTCGAAACTTCCAAATTCTTTCTTTCTTTTTTTACTTTTTCTTTCTTTAGTATTAACTTATATATAATTACTCCTCTAGTGTCATTACTTCTTATGTTAACGTTTTGGTTCTTTTTTAAAAGAACACTACCTCCGAGCCTCACAGCTCAAATATACGAAAAAAAAATGACATTGTGGGGATATTTCATTTTGAACTGAAACTTTTTATTTTGACCCTTATGTAGCAACGGTTTCAGAAATATTTCAGTTTAGATTGAAAGATCCCCACGGAGTCAAAAAATTTTTGTATATTAGCACCATGATTGTTGATGAAGCAATTACGACGAAGGTAATGGGCATGGATAGGTACATCGCTGTCGATTGCGAAGACACCAACATGACCACGTTTGAAGAAGGGGCTACTGACCACATCGGACTCTACCCAGAAACGATCAGATTCACTTCAAACTACACGATGTCCTACAAAGGACAGGAACTTTCAAAGTATCACGACAACATCCACACAAAGGACGACATCAGTGCTATTTTGAGCGACTTCGATCCTAACCACGAGCGGTACGTGGTACAGGTGATTACGAACTCTTACCGTTATGGACATCGAATTGACTATGCGTTTTACTTTCAGGAAGCGGTTGAATCCGCAGACCTGCTGTACGAACTGAACGAATGGAGAAACACGTAAAAGTGTACATGGAAGCCTTCCATCCAGATTATCCTGACTGGCTACCATGTGAAATGTGCAAAAAGACGGGTACAGATTTTCATCATATCTGGCCTAGAGGAATGGGAGGTTCTAAAAAAATGGACACCCCGTGTAACATAATGCTGCTTTGTCGTTCTTGTCACGATCTCTACGGAGACAAGACAAAGTGGAGGGAAACATTGATTGAAAAACACATGGCGAAATGCAAAACAGCAAAACTCTCAGACTGCCAAAACTGGCATATTACGAGACATATTGGTACTTAATCAAGGCAATCATTCGCATAGACCTGACTGACAAGGAAATTGAAGTATTGACTGCTTTTACAGCTAACAGCAGCGATGACCACATGTTCGATATGGTAGCAAGAAGGGCAGTCAGAATTGGTCTTGGAATCTCACACTCAAACTTGTCGAACATCTTCAAGAGACTCCAAGAAAAAGGGGTCATGCGAAAAGAAGACAACGAGTGGCGGTTACACCCCAAATTGGTAATAGACCCTGCTCAAATGATCTTCAACATAAACCTGATCAATGAAGACAAAAACACCGTACAGGGCTTGGAAGGAACACAACAATCACGGACTAACGCTGAAAGAGTATCAGTTAGTGATCTCAGCAGCGATGGAGAACATCAGGGTTGAAATGGAAAAGTCCCATGAAACAGTAGCACTTGTCAACCGTTTGATGGGAATGAAATTCAAAGCGAAAAGGGCGCTAAAATTTTTTAATTCAACTTACGAAAGCATCAAAGAAGGTAGAGTTGAAAATAGAGAAAACGCTCTGTATTACTTAAATTTTTACCACAACTGCATTTTAAAGTATGGAAGTCCAGAAGACATTGAATTACATCAAGAAACATTATCCAGAATTAGAGAAAGTGAACCTGACGGGGAATCTTATCTACGTGGAATTGGAGAAATACGAGAAGGCTGGGATCATGCTAAGTGTGGCGGACGATCCTGGAAAAGCGGCGATCCTTACGCGACGAGGCTTAGTTTTGGCCGCAGGGAAAAACGCAAGAGAGGAAGGAAACCTAAAGGCTGGACAGGTAGTTCAACTTAGCAACCACGTTTTTGAGGTGCTGTACCCAATCGCGCTCAATGACGGTACCTCAAAATCACCAGTCATGGTTCCCAATCCTAACTGTGCCCTGTACAGCTTCAAGCCTTCCTACAAAGTCGGTGTTGAACCTGACAAGACCGAGTGCATGTTGATCAGCTATTTTGACGTAATTGCAGAGTTGGATGTGGAAGATTACATATTTGCGAATAATTAACGGCCAGCTTACGTTTGAAGATATAAAAAGCTACATAGTAGGTACATACCGAACGTTGGCTTTAAAATACGGTCTTCCTGTCAGAAAACACATCAAGCAACAGTTCCAAATGAGGAGAAAACTGGCGGCAGAATGTGAAGAACTAGGTCACTGTAAAGTGTGCGGGTGTAAAACACCAGACCTGTTCATGGCAGACAAAGCCTGTGAAGGTGGTTGCTACGGACCGATGATGACAAAAAAACAATGGAATGAAAGGATTTGAATATTGGGACAGAACTACTGCCGACATTGGAACAGTCGAAGCTGGTAAACCTTACGAGGTTCGATTTCACTATGCTGGCCCCAAGAAAATTACAAAGGTTTCAGTAGGATGCGGGTCTTGCACCCAAGCTGTTTGGGACAAGAAAAACAAGGACATAGTGGCAATCTACACTCCTAGTGTCGGCCCCAAGTCAGGAACCAAAGTGACGAAAAAAGTCACTGCCACCTTTGAGGACGGTGTTTTCCAAAACCTCGAAATCGTAAGCACTTACGCATGATAGACATCCTAGAAACCAGATCAGGGAAAGTGTTCCCAACAACAGAGGCTCTTTGCATAAAAGAGTTCAAAAAGATTTGGGATCAGGACACTACGGAACACAAAACGGAAGCTGAAAAACACTTTCGATACATCAACCTTCTTTGCAACCCTGGTTCTCCTTACAGGTCTTATAGCGAAGACGAAAAGCCTGAGAAAGTGCAAAGAGCAATAGAGGGTTTCAGGCCAACAAAAGACACCAACGCAGCAGTTGAGGTTTACAAGGAGCTGCTAATGAATGCAGATCCACTCTATGTAGTATTCAACTCCGCAAAAACAGCCCTGTACGCAGTCAAGGATTACTTTGATACAGTGCAGGTTTCAAAACCAACAGACGCTACTAACCTGATTGCGTCACTATCAAAAGTTGGGGACTTATTCAAGTCTTTCAGCGCATTAGAAAAACAAGTGTCTGAGAAGCTATACGAAGGACGTAAGACAAAAGCCAACAGACAAATTAACCCATTCGAAGAATGAGCCAAAATTTAGAGCTGGTCCCCAAATTGGTGGCCGCTAACCTTGATGTAATCGAAGCAGAAGTACTTTCGAAACTGCCTGCACAATTTCAAGACGCAGCCGTAGCTGCTTCTAACGTCATCAAAGAATCCGCAACCGTACTTGTAGACGACAATCCTATGGATGCAGCACAGCTTGCTGATCTGTGGAAAGGATATGTTGTAGAGGACGGTCTTGATTTGCTGGAGTGGTTGGCAACGGATGCTGTCACCAGAAAAGTAAAAGACCTTAAAGTAGCTGAGATCTACAAGTTCTTTGTACCAGAAGTGGCTGAAACCATTCGCATGTTGCTTGACAGCAACACCAAAGACGACCAACAAATCAAAGAATACTGGAGGAACAAAATCAAGAACGACCAAGACGTTGACCAAATCGTTAACGTATTGTTCAAACCGCTTCTGTCCGTATTCGTAAAGAACGACCAAACCCTGAACCTCATCGCAGCTTCTCTGGCTACGCTGATCAAAATCTCGTTTTGAAGCAATGTATAAAGAAGGGGAAGCACGACTTCTCCTTTGATTTTCCCTCCTTTTGCTGGAACCCGTCGTCCCAGTCTTATTCCATCACCCCGTTGGAAGGTACTGATTACAATGTCCTGCCAGACAAAGATCAGTGGGACTGGAACAAAGGCGGCGGGTTCACTTTCTCCCTTTTATCTAACACCACCTACGCGGTCATGTGGGCTTGGCGTTACAATCCATTGCTTCAGGTGATGGAATACGCGCTTTATACGCATGACAAGTCCTACGACGAGCGTTTCAAAGTAGAACTGTTGGGTTCTGCACCAATCAATGAAACAGTGGTCATTGAACTAAGAGTGGAGAAAAAAGAGTACGTAGCAAAATTCAATTCTTCCCTAGTGTCCACAACGCTCAAAGCACCAAAGTCCCACAGCCGTAAGCTATGCCGTAAAATAGGCATGTGGTTTGGTGGAGCCAACAACGAACCTGAACCTTACGGAGGAGTTGCCCCACAAGATATGTGTTTTGAAGTCTCCTGACAAATTAAACGCAATACGTAACAAAGACGGTTGGTGGATCAACTCGTCTGTATTCAGTGAAGAAGCTGCACACTTCAAGAAGTACGGTTATTATACTGAAGCTCCTTGGGGTTCACCCGATTGGGTCGATTACTGGGAAGAGCAGCTAAGGAGATGTAAGGATGGTTATGAAGTAGGTGGAGCACGTATCACTGGTGATCACTATTTCTACCTCAATTACTGCCAGCTCTATAGGTCAACTGAACTAAAGTCTGGCAGGGCAGCTAGAAAAGGTCTTGACTTTCCTGATTTTTGGGACTATGACTACAACTACTTTCACATCCTTAACATTGCAAGGGACGGTATTGAAAAAGCTGACCTTAAAGCTTTAAACCTTGAGGTACAACCAAAGTGGCTGGATGGTGGACACCATGTGATCGTAGGCAAGAAAAGACGTGCAGGATATAGCTACAAAAACGCAGCTCTTGCGGTAAACACATACAACCACACTAGGAATAGCACTACGATAATCGGGGCATACCTAAAAGAATACCTTTTTCCAGAAGGTACAATAGGCATGACCTCCAAGTACCTCGACTTCCTGACGGAGCACACTGGTTGGGGTAAGAAGCGAGAAGGTGTTGACAAGCAATTCCATAAGAAGGCTTCGTACCTTGAGGAGATCAATGGGATGTTCATCGAAAAAGGTTATCAATCTTCATTGCTTGGTATCACCTTCAAAGACAACCCTGACGCATTTCGCGGTAAAGATGCTCAAAAGATTCTAATTGAAGAAGCAGGTAAAGCCCCAAACCTAAAAGATACAGTTCTTGCAACGCTACCGACGCTTGATGATGGTGCTTACGTTACGGGACAAATCGTGGTCTTCGGTACGTCGGGTGACTTGGAGAGCGCATCAGCAGACTTCGCTGAGATGTTCTATGATCCTGAGTCGTACAACATGCTACCATTTGAGAACATTTGGGACGAAAAAGCCATACCAGGGTCAACTTGCGGTTTCTTTGTTCCAACGACGGCAGCAACAGTTGGGTTTATGGACCCAAACGGTAACTCACTTAGGAAAGACAACTTAGAATTCGAACTTGACCAACGCGCAAAACTTGCTAAAGGTGCAGGTGGAACATACGCCTTGAAAAAAAGAATGCTGGAATACCCAATAACGCCAGCAGAAGCCTTCTCAATCGGAGGTCTTAACGACTTCCCCACCGAAGAGTTAAAGGAGCAACTCGACAAAGTAACCATCAACAAACTCCATTCAAAATTTGGAACTGTCTGCAAGATCAGGCGTGATCCAGATGGAGCAAAGCTAATACCTGATCTAGCCAACGAACTAGTCCCAGTAAGAGACATACCACCTGATCCACAACACATGGCAGGTGCAATTGTTGTTTACGAATTTCCAGTTGCTAACCCACCTCCAGGCTTGTACAAAGCTGGATATGACCCTTACCGTCAAGACCTGTCACAAGGCCCATCTTTGGGTAGCATTTTCATTTATAAGGCTTCTAATCAGTTCTCGTTCACGCGAGACATGATCGTTGCCGAATACATAGGAAGACCTAAAACAACAGACGATTACAACTACATAGTAGAGATGTTAGCAGAACTCTACAATGTGGAAGTGATGCACGAAAATGAAGTACCAGAAGTAAAAGCGTACTTCCAAAGAAGAAAGAAACTTCACCTGCTGGCTCGTCAGCCTGACAGTGTGATCAAGGCCAATGTAAAGTCCAGTAAGGTAAACAGGGTGTTCGGAATTCACATGAACGCCCAACTTAAAGAAGCTGGTGAAAAGTACATCAAGCAGTGGTTGCTGGAAGAGCGTGACATTGATGAGGATGGAAATGTGATCTTGAATTTACACACAA